TTTACATTGGATCTTTTTAAGGATCCATTTTTTATTGGTTTCAACAGAGAGTTGGACCGTTTAAACACAGTACATAACACAGCAACTCGTCAGGCGTATCCGCCATACGACATTTTTAAGTTAGATGAAGACACATATAAGTTGTCTTTAGCAGTTGCTGGATTCTCAAAAGATGATATTAATGTATCTGTAGATAATGGAACATTAATCATTAAGGGAGAACTTGTTGAAGCAGCAGATGCAGAAATTGTTCACAAGGGTATTGCTGGTAGAAAGTTTACCCGTACCTTTGCACTTGGTGAATATATGGAGGTAACTGGTGCTGAAATGAAAGATGGTATGTTACATATTGACATTGATCGCATTATTCCAGAGGATAAAAAGCCAAAAGAAATTGCAATCAAAGTTGCAAAAAAGTAACTAACGCTGTACAATATATATAAGACCTGAGCATGTCCATAAACTGCTCATTATTTTTAAAAAGGAGTTGTTAAATGCCAAGATATGATTACAAATGTTCTGTTTGTTCTGGACAAATTGAATTTGAAAAATCAATTGGCGATGAACACCTTCCAACATGTTGTAATGAATCCATGCAAAGGGTATGGAGTTCCCCAGGTGTAATTTTTAATGGCCGTGGCTTTTATAGCACCGATAACAGAAAGTAGATGTATAATAATACTATGAATAGTGCAATCAAAGATCATCCAAGTGTAAAACCAAAAGAATGGCTTTTAAGTGCAAATGATCGCTGTGATTCTTGTTCGGCACAAGCGTTAGTAAAGGTTACAGGGCTAAGCGGAGACCTAATGTTTTGTGGTCATCACTACAATAAAATCATGGACAACCCTGAAGGGTACAAGAAAATGATGTCATTTATGCTTACAGTTATTGATGAGCGTGAAAAGTTAGTTGAAGATAAAGCGAAAGGTAAAGACTACTGATGTATGAGTATTTTGTTAAAGAAGTAAAGAATGTTGTTGATGGAGACACCATTGATGTAATTATTGATTTAGGTTTTGATATTTTATTTTCATCCCGTGTTCGTTTGGCTGGCATTGATACGCCAGAGTCACGCACAACAGATAAGGCTGAAAAGGCTCTTGGACTTGAATCTAAGGAGTATTTAAAGAAGCATCTGAAGGATGCTAAATCTGTTGTAATTAAGACTGAAAAGATGAACTCATCTGAAAAGTTTGGTCGTATTCTAGGTTGGCTTTATGTTAATGGAGACACAGTTTCTGTCAATGATAAGATGATCAATGATGGATATGCTTGGGGATATATGGGAGATGCCAAGGTAAAGGATTTTGAGGCACTTAAAAAGGCTAGAGCAAAGTCTGGTAAGTAATGCGTCACATACTATACTTTACTGCTGAATGGTGCAATCCATGTAAGCGTACAAGACCAATTGCAGAAGAGTTAAACAGAGACAATGTTGTTAAGATTCAATTTATTGATGCTGATGACAATGGAGAACTTTGCAGAAAGTTTGAAATTAAAGCAATACCTACTTTTATATTAATTGAAGATGGTAAAGAAATCAGACGCATGAATGGTGCAAAAACTAAAGAACAAATAGAAGAGTTTATTAATGGATAAAGAAGAAGATAAGATAATTGAAAAACTTATTCTTGAAGGTGGTTTAGAGGTTGCGGGTATTGACTCTGAAGATGGATCACTATTATATGCCTTTACTCCAAAAATCAAAGAACTAATGCCAGAATTGTATAATGACCATATAAACTCTGTAAACTCTGAAATACTTTCTCTGTGGGAGAGAGGGTATGTAGATATAGATCTATTATCCAAAGATCCAATAGTTACCCTGGCCTCAAAGTCATTTGATGAGGCAGAAATATCTAAATTAAACAAACGTGAAAAATGGTCTATTGAAGAACTCAAAAGGCTGTCTGGTAAGCATCCAAACAACTAAAGTCTGATATAATCGGTATAGAAACTTAGGAGGTTTACCATGCCGTACCATATTGGGGCAAAGGGTTCGTACGGATGTTCAGGATATCCTGCTGTAAAAGAGGGTACAAATGAAGTCATGGGATGCCACAACACAAGATCAGAAGCCGCTGCACAAATTTATGCAATCAATCGTTCAGAAGGCAACATAGACAAATCAATGCATGTTGTAAGAGAAGGCGATTTTGTTATGGGCATGACTAAAGAAGGAATGATTCATGGCATGGTAGAACATATTATGACAGAAGGTGGAACATTAGGGACACCTGGAACAGAGTATGCTCTTGAGTCAATGCCTCCAGAAAATCCAGCAATGTCTGTAAGAATTTACAAAGAAGAAAAAGATGGTTGGGAGCCAACAGCATATAGCATTGGAATGATGTACAAAGATGCAGAGGTGATTGATGTTGACAGTCATTCAATGGAAGATGAAGAAGATGACGATGAAGAGGAATCAAACATGGACTCATATGATAATTACATTGGTAAAGCAAAAAAGCCTAACTATGGAGAAATGATTCAACCACGTAGTGGTGGTTCAACACCAGCAAATCCAAAGTTATATGCACGAGTTGTGCAAGCAGCAAAAGATAAGTTTGATGTTTATCCTTCTGCAGTTGCAAATTCTTGGGTAGTACAAGAATATAAACGTCGTGGCGGAACATATAAATCAGATTCACAGTCTACGACAAAAAGTATTTGGGATGGATCTTTTGATCCAAAGGGATTAATTAAATAATGCCAAAAAGAAAATCAACAGCGTTTAATCCAACACAGATTAAGGATGGAAGAATTGTTCGTCTTAGAAAAGACGGAACGGTTAAAGCAGATCTTGGTCCATATTTAAATAAATCACAAAAGAAGGTTAATCATGGCTGATACATATACACCAAATGCTGGCATGAAGGCTGCTGCTCGTCGTGCTTTAAAGTGGAAAGAAGATGGCAAGGCAACAGGTGCTGGAACTCCAGTTGGCTGGGGTAGAGCAACAGATATAGTTGCTGGTAGAGCAATGTCTTTAAGTACTGTTAAACGTATGTTTTCTTTTTTTTCTAGACATGAAGTAGATAAAAAAGGAAAAGGTTTTTATGATGGTCCAGAGTTTCCATCTAATGGAAGAATTATGTGGGATGCATGGGGTGGAGATGCAGGATTTGCCTGGAGCCGTGCTATTGTTGAAAGAGAAAAGAAACAGGTAGAAAAAATTTGGCAGGGAACTGCATTTGACTTAAGAAAGTAGGGGGGGCGGTATGGAAAATTTAGAAAAAAATGAACTAATTCAATTGGTTCTATTTTATAAACAAAAACTATCTGATACAGAGTTAGACTTATTAAAATCACAACTTGAAATTAATAAACTTAATTCAATAAATTTAACTCTAAGTAAGCAGCCAGAGAAAAAATCTAAATAAATGAAGTATTTATTAATTATAGGCTTGACATTGTTTGCCTCTTGGTCTATAATTAACATATCAAATAAAAAAAGAATGATGTTTTTAGGAAAAGATAGATATAAACAAAGTTATATTTATGAAATAATTAAAGATGTTGTTCCAAAACAAATATTTGATAAACCCAAAGTTATAACTCAGTCTCAAAAACATATTCAAAAGAATATGTTGAAGGTAGTAATAACGGAGGGAAAAGCATATTGGATATTGGGTAATGTTTTTTATACTGCAAATGCCATAAACGGCAGGGTAGATGAAGAGACAACAATGCCATTAGATGTTCAAGATATGCCAGCAAAAGAGTTAAATAAAATGTTATCAATACTTGATGACTTAAAACAAGGGGTAGAACCAAATGATAGTGGCAGTACAGGGAACAAAAGATTTTAACCAATATAGCGTGTTCTTACGTGCTATGAGTGTTGCTTTGTCTGGAATGAAAAATGAAGACAATGAATTCATTATTTATTCTGCTGGACCATTAAAAGTAAATAATTTTGTTTCAGAATTTTCCAATTTATCAGAACGTGGAATGAAGGCAAGAGGCAAAAAAATTAAATTTTATAATGTGGCTCCTGCCTGGTTAAATGAAAATATAGATCAGATTAATTATTTTGCCTTTTTAAGTGGTCCAAAAGAGCCAAAATCAAAATTGGTTTTAAGTGCAGAGGCAAACAATGTTGATGTTGGTCTTTTTAGATATTAGGAGAGAAAATGATTATTAAAAGTTTAAATACAATGGAAAAAATTGTAAGCAAAAATAAAAATTTAGTTTGGCAAGGTTGGGATGTTATTGACTTAAAAGAGTCTGATGTAGCAAGAACCTCTCCATTGGGAATTAGAATAAAAGATAAGTGGTATTTGCATAGAGTTTATAAGCCTGGTCGTAATGGTTGGGATATACCAAATAAGTATAAGGATTAATCTTGAAACAGCATTTGTGGAAAGATGAGGCTATATGCTTGGGCCTTGATACTAATATTTATTTTGATAAATATGAAGATCAAGAAGATTCTAGGCATAATGTTGATGCGCTTTGTAAGCAGTGTCCTGTAAAAAAGGTATGTTTTGCTAACGGGGTTTCTGGAAAAGAGTGGGGTGTTTGGGGTGGTGTTTATTTAGAAGGTGGAGAAATTTCAAGAGAGTTTAATAAACATAAAACTAAAAAAGATTGGTCTGAAACATGGCAATCGTTAACAATGGAAAAGCAATGATTATACAAATAATAGGTCTTCCAGGTTCAGGTAAAACAGAACTTGCAAAAGCATTAAAAGAACGTATTAATGCAATTCACCTTAACGCAGATGAAGTTCGTGCAGGAGTTAATTCTGATCTTGGATTTAGTGAGGCAGACAGAATTGAACAGGCTCGTCGCCTTGGTGAGATGGCTCGTCTTATTGCAAAGCAAGGTGTAGCACCAGTGATTGTGGACTTTGTTTGTCCAACAGATCTAACCCGTGCAGCATTTGGTAATCCAGATGCGTTAATTTGGATGAACACAATTGATCAAGGTAGATTTGAAGATACCAACAAGATGTGGGAAGATCCAGAGTATACTACTATTACATTTGTTAATCATTCAATGGATGCAAATGAAAAAGCAAGTCATATTATAGATGCTATGGGTCTTCATGATTGGTCAGCACCTACGACACTAATGCTAGGTAGATATCAGCCATGGCATGAAGGTCACCACGCCCTTTACAAGGAAGCGGGGAAGAGAACAGACCAGGTACTACTTGGAGTTCGTAATACCTATAATACAAGTGAGAAAGATCCTCTTAAGTTTGATCAGGTAAAAGAATATATTGCCAAGGATGAATTTATGGACGGGGCAATGGTTTTACGTCTTCCAAACATCACCAACATTGTTTATGGTCGTGATGTAGGATATAAGATTGAGCAAGTAGATTTGGGGGCAGACATTCATGCTATCTCTGCTACACAAAAGCGCAAGGAGATGGGTATATGAATGTAACCAAACAAAGATCAGCACTTAAGGCTATCACCTGGCGTGTCATTGGCACAGCAGATACATTTGCTATATCTTGGGTAATAACCAAAG